AAGGTCTTGACAAGATGGATCAGGAACTGGTTCAGACCATCATGGAAAAGATGACAGCTGTTTCTCAGGCAATCGCAACGGCCCAGGCACAGTCTGGTGCAGCAACCAACCTGAGTTTTAAGCTTGGAGATCTCACAAAAGGTTCGTTCAAGGAAGTCACATCCGCATTTGAAGAATACCAAAACGAACTTCGTGAAAGCTTCAAAAAAATGTACTCCGAGACAGCAACCAGTTACAAAACACTGGAAGCTACGTATCAGACAATGGCCAACAACGAGACCGATGCGAAAGCAAAGGCCGAGTACGAAGCAATGGCCAAGAAATACGGCGATCTCTATTCTGAACTCATGGCAACCATGAGCGATAATATTGAACGTGCTGTCAAGGATGCTTCAAGCGGTGGGTTTGATCTAATCAGAGACTGGATGCGCGACAAAGTAGCAAGCGCAATTCCGGAAGATCTGGATATCAGCAAAATCGTTGCAGGTATGGACGTGACCCAGGGTAACCTTGCTGAACAGCTGAAAACACTGATTCAGCGCAATATTGAAGACTCTGGTGCCGTCGATATTGGTCTGTTGCAGCTTGTCAACATATCCGGTTACGAACTGTTGTCGGAAGACCTGAGGAATCAGTTAAAAACTGCACTGACAAATGCATACGGTGCGGATATGGCTGCTGAGATCCTGAAGCCTTTTGAAGAGGAACTGAAGGGAAAAGTCAAGGAAGCAACCGAGAATGCAACCAACGAAGGTATTGCACAGGCCGAAACAACCGAGCAGGTTGACCTGTCTGGCGTAGAAATTGACAAACCGGAAGCGCTGAAAAACGAGGTCAATGTTCAGACAGTTCTCAACGAAGAAATTGTTGAAGGCGAAAAGACCGGCATTGATGTTGAATCGTACATGAATCAGTTGAATGCATCGATTGAAAACGGTACGCCATCCGCATTCAAGAAGGTCGATGACTCTTCACTGCTGGCCGGTCTCAGAAATACTGCAAGCAGTGTTGAATCGTATGCGTCCAGAATCAAGACTGCCATGAACAGCATTTCCCAGACGAGATCGAACCTGAGATTCGCAGGATTACCTTCCCTGGCGGTTCCTACAACTATGATGGCATCCGGTGGATATCCTTCTGTCGGCGAAATGTTCGTGGCAAACGAATCCGGTCCTGAACTGGTTGGCCAGATTGGTCGAAAGACTGCTGTTGCCAACACGGACCAGATCGTGCAAGGCATTTCTGCTGGCGTTGCAAATGGCCAGAGTGACCAGACAAGCCTACTGAGTCAGGCGGTTGCTCTGCTGGCTCAGATTCAGCGGAAAGAATTCGTCGCAAGGGTACAGCCTTCAAGCGAACTGGGCAGAGTGAATTCGCGCAGTCGTGAAATGTATTCCAGGGTATCTGGTTAACACAGAAGACGTGAAAGGAATGGGCGAGTATGTTTATCAAATATCACTATGACATGGGCATCAGAGTAAACAACACGTCCATTCCGGACCCGTCTGAATGGAAATATCAGGTAGGTGACCTGGACACAAGCGGTTCCCGTGATGCTACTGGCTTACTTCACAGAGCATACGTAGCCACAAAAATCAACTATGAGTTCTCATGGCGCGGTCTTGAATGGGAAATGCTACAGAGGATTCTGAACGTGGTAAACACTCCGGAATTCACTCTGACGGCACCGGACCCACGAACGTTCCAAGGTAGTTATACGGGGCAGTACTATGTTGGTGACCGTACTGGTGATACGCACTATTTCTGGTCTGGCAAAAACGGAACTGCCGTGTTCACACTGAAACTCAAGTTTATCGAATACTAATAGACAGGCGGTGACATCAATGTACACAGCAAGCAACGAATTTCACGAAGCGGTTCGGAAAAACAAACCGCAGATTCCATTGCTGATCTTTGATGATGCCGTTTTTTCGTCTGAAGATATTCGCGTGGATGTGGGTATCAGTTTCAATGATTATTTCAATCTGGAAGACGATATATCAATCGGTCAGACTCCGTCGAATGAAATCAGCTTTACGCTGTTTAATGACGATGGTCTGTTAACCGACTATGAGTTCGGCGAGTTCAAGGCTACGATTGGCGTACTGATCTCTGAAGGAACATACAAGCAGACCGGTACTGTTGTTGTGGCCAGTGAAAGATATACATATACCGGATCCCTGACATATCCATACCTGAAGCGCAACAATAAAGCCATGGCCATACAGCCGACGTTCCCTGTCAAATCAATGCTGATTTACAATGCCAAGCTGTATGTATTCGGGGAATATGGATTCTATAAGGTCTACAACGAATACACCGGAGCAGAGATTCACGGTGAAACGCTGATACCATTTATGGCCAAGAAGGTTGTTAACTGGAAAGGTCATGGATATTACTACAACGATACGACACGTTTACTGACGGATTATTTCGGTGGCAAGCTGTATACATATGAGTTTGTTCCGCTTGGTGTTTTCTCCGCATTGCGTCCGAATTATGCGGAAACCATAGAAATTGATTTTAATTGTAACGACAGAATGCAGAAGTTCGAAACAGACATGCCTACTTTTTACTATCCCACAACCATAGGTGGTCTGTTCGCAAGTATGTGTCAGCACGTCGGGGTTCCTTACGAAACAACAAACTTTATGAACAGCAATGTTGTTATAGAAGAGGAACCAGAAGAATTCAAGTCGTGCACCATGCGTGACGTACTTGCATGGATAGCGGAAGCAGCCGGTTCAAATGCACACTTTGACAGGGATGGCGTGTTGCAGATGGCATGGATACGCCAGACAAACCAGACCTATGATGAAAACAGTTACGCTGATTTCAGACCATTTTGGTACGAAACGCCACGTGTTGACCAACTTTACAACCGTGACACTGACGGCAATGGTGATGAGATCCTTGGCGGTGGGAGCAATCCTTATCTGATTCAGGACAATCCATTCTTTGCGAATCCGGTTCCGGATGAAATCGAGCCATATGATGATGGCGATGATGAAGAAGATTCCGGGAACGGTTGATATAACACAGGAAAGAGGGTGACGAACTTGGCAAAGGCTGCATTGGAACCAGTATATTCCAGACTGGCTGGTGTTGAACCGTATCACCCGTTTAGTGCGGATACGTTTTCTGACTGGTCGGTTGAAGCCGGTGATATCGTCACTTTCAGCAAAGGTGACAGGGAATACAAAACGCCAGTACATGCCACAAACCTTCTGTGGCGTGGACAACCGGAAATGACATTCGATTCCGGTGGCAACAAGGAACGTCCACCTATATCCAAGCTGAGTCAGGATGAATACAACGATTCGTCTTCCGGTCTTGACACTGCCAGGGAAACAGGCAGGACCAGTTCCAGAACCAGAAAGCTGTCATACGACTTCTATGATCCCAGTGGCAAGATGGCTCATTTCGAAGTAAATGTGGACCATCTTATGTATGACGTTTACGATCCGAGCGGAAAAATGTCGTTGTTTGAAGTCGATATCAACGGCATGAAACATGAGGTATACGACGAAAACGGCAGAGTATCCATCCTGCAAAACACTGCTGAAGGCTTGCGACATGAGGTTTATGACCCTGACGGCAAGTTTGCAGTATTAACATCTACCGTTGAGGGCATCACGGCAACCGTCGGCGAACTGGACGAAGATATGCAGACCATTCATGGCTCTGCGCTATGGACAAAACGCGACAACATCACTGGTGTTTCTGGCAAGTTTGATGTAGATGAAAGCGGTAACCTGCATATCATTGATGGTTCGCAACTGTACATGGACAAGAACGGTGCCAGTCTTGCTGTGTACAACGAAGGCACACTGACAGCAGGTGTGATCGTTGATAAAGTTAACAATGGTACTGCAAGAATCACCGGTGCGCATGTGGCTATTGGTTCTGACGATGCAACATCCGTTGTAACTGGTCTAAAAAACACAACGCAGACCATCACAGATTCCGCACTGTGGGTAAACCGTGAAAACATCAATGCTGTGTCGGGTTGCTTTACACGCGATGCAAGCGGAAACGTGCACGTCAAGAACGGTTCCAAGTTTTATATGGGTGAGGGTGGATCCAGTCTTGAAGTATACACTGACAGCAACCTGACGGCAGGTGTACTGGTCAGAAAAATCAATGGTGGCACTGCACAGATCACAGGTGATCATGTCATTATCGGTAGTGACAGCGTACAGCAACTGATTACCGGCCTGAGAACTGATGTGAATGGTGCCAAATCCGACATTCAGACCGTCACTGATTCTGCTTTGTGGGTGAACAGAGACAACATCAATGCTGTGTCTGGCGAACTGTACAGGGATGCAAACGGAAACATCCATGTACGCAATGGCTCACAATTGTACATGGACAAGAACGGCGGTTCATTTGCGGTCTATGATAACAACAATCTTACTGCTGGCGTTATTGTTGACAAGATCAATGGTGGTACAACGACAATTGCTGGCAACAAGATTGACATCGGCGGTGCAGTGCTGATCAACAAGATCAACGAATCCAGCAGTGACGTTACGATCAATGCCAGTCGCATCAACCTGAATGGCGTTGTGACTGCCGACAGGGTAAAGGCTGCGCTTGCAAATGCTACTTCCGTAACTGTGAAAAGTCTGACAGTACAGTCAAATGGTATTTATGTGAACGGCACAAGTGCTAAGTGGACAGCGCAAAACGTTGTAGAGGAAATAAATTTTGCGCAACAAACGCGAACCAGGAGAACTATTCATTTCCTTGGATACAAAAACGGTTCTGGCGGTGGCGAACCAGAATAATACATTGAGAGGGTGTTGACACATGATGGATAACAAAGAGCTTATCATCAGTATCATGGAAGATCTGAACAGAGTTTCTGTGACCGGCGAAATGGATTGTTTGAGAATATACAACTCAATTGCAAAACTCAGGTCACTGCTCCGTGCGATAGTCGATATGGAAAAGGAACAGGAACAGGATAAAGAGAAGGCACAAAAAGCAGAGGAAGTGAATAAACAGTGAGCGTTATAACATTGCCAGAAAAGGGAAAAACCTATAATGCTGACTTTGCAGCAGATTCCGTGTTCACTGGAAACTTTGTTGCGTTGATCTTGAGCAATGACATGGTTGACGTTTTCACTGCCTTCAACGATCCAGGCAGGATCCTTGTGGATGAGCCTGATGTGGGCAGACACGAATACACAGGTTTTGACACACTTGAACGTTTCGAACGGTCTGTTGAGCCAGAAGGGTATACAATCGTACTGAGCAATAGCCAAGCTGATCAGGCTTGAATGCTTAAATAGAAAGGGGGCAATGCAATGTTTCAGGTAAACGGTACCAACATTGTTTTGTCAAGGGGTGACACTGGTGGCATTAAGTTTACCGCTGAAGGATACACGTTTGGTCCTGATGACAGGGCATTGTTCTCCGTCAGAAACGCTGGTGGCACCATTGTTAAACAGGAGCAGTTCGAACTGGTAGATAATGCATTCTATGTTACCTTCTTTAATGCCGACACGGATGCACTCACGCCGGGGAACTTCACATGGGACGTTCGATACGTCATCAATCCCTACTATGACTCTGACGGCAGGATTGTTGACGGTGACCAGGTCATTACTCCCAACACGCCACAGCAGTTGCAGTTGCTGACTGTTGTCGGTGAAATTTAAAAAGACAGGGGTGAGAATATGCCGAATACTGATTCTTCGATCCATGATATTGGTATCCCGGAAATCACAATGACTGTTGAACCTGCCAGCATCATCAAGGCCCCTGTTGACGATACGTTGTCCATCAAGGGCATGGCTGCTGATGCAATGGCAGTTGGACAGGCACTGTTGCAGAATGATCTTACAAATGCAGAAATTGATGAGATCGTCAGAACGGCCTTTGGTGAAGAGGGGTGATGATGCATGGTTGAGGTTAAGGGAACTGCCATCACGATCAGTCGTGAGGATACAGCTGAACTGACTATAACCATGACGGGTGACGTTCCTGAGGATGGCACCATTGCACTGGTAACCATGAAGCGTAAGGCATCAGACAAGACATATCTTTGGCAACGTGGAATCGCAGTGCAGAACGGTCAGATTGTTCTCAGACTCAATTCCGGTGATACGGACCACCCTGCCGGTAAATATGTCTGGGATATTCGTTTGTCATATGGTGACGGAACCGTCTTTACACCTTTTGCACCGGCTCCATTTGTGATTGTTGACACTGTTGGAGAACTGAACGATGCGTAAACAATCAGTAATTATAGTGCACATAACAGTATGGAATAAGGATGTGCCGTATAATATAGATATATTGACGAAAGGGGTTGAAGGCTGATGGCTAGGCTGAGCGGAACCGGACTGGCACACTTGCTGGATGAACTGATCAAACGGTTTATCAAAAAAGGCGATGCCGTCACGTCCGTCAATGGTGTAAAACCAAGTCCGGATGGTAACGTAGCCATTGATGTTGTGCCTGTTGCCAAAAACCTGGTGGCAGCAGATTCGCAACAGTCAAGCGGTGCGTTTGTATGCAGAACGTCCGGTGGTGTAGCATCCATTGCTGATGGAAAAGCATGGCTTGAGGACGTACAGGGTAATCGTGTACGTGCTGAGTATACGCCACAGGAACTGACTATGCAGGTCAACATGGTTCCCCGTGAGGATGGGGAGCAGATGATTTCAGCGATGCTCGATGAGGATGCATTTGTCGAATACCAGACAGAGTCAATCGAACTGGTGCTTGAATATACAGACAACTGGAGCATGAATCCTTCTCTGTATGGCATTTACGTGACTGGCACTCCGAAATCCGGTGATACCATCACGGTGCATTATGTCAAAGAGTACCAGGGATTGATCACGGCAACAACCCCTACAGCACTGGTCAGTACTGGCTGGAACCTGTATGACCATAGCAAAGGTTACGCCAGGGTTGTTCTGTACTCTGACGATTATGGATACAGGGTTGACGGAACATATACTGCTTTGTCTTTCTCTGAGACGCTGACAGGAGAACGCACTCCGATAACGGTTGTTGGCGGTTCCTTCATGATTCCGTCTGATGGCTACGTTTTTGTGTCTGGTGGTGTTAATGCTGATACTGCAATCTATGCAACATGGTCTGACTGGACAGAAGGATATGATGTCGATTTCCAGACATATCGCGAATACAGAGTAGACCTGAGCAACGCTATGACGCACTTTCCGAACGGATTGATGCGTGTTGGCCTTGTGCATGATGAGATTGATCTTTCCTCACAAAAGGCCATCAGCAGGATTCAGAGACTCAATAACACGCCAGAAAACCTGATGTACGTGCAGGATATGGGTGTGGAATATGAAGTCGATGAGAACTATATCTATGCTGTTCGAATCGAACCAGAATCTTATACCATCAGCATTGACGGTGAATATACTGTTGACGATCACGGCATTGAGTTCTTCGATGGTACTGACGTAGCTACAAATGCTCAAATGGTGTACGGTTCAAACCTGATTGATAAGTTGCGTACTGACGTTATCAGCATCAGCGCGATGGATATAACCGAAGCGCAGAAAAAAGAAGCCAGGAAGAACCTTGGCACATCTGCTGGCGGTTTTACCTGGGGACAGCTTGCAGGAAGAAGTTAACAGGCTGAAGGGAAGTGAGCAATATGGATGCCTTGCACATCGATGTTGACATAGCACAAACCGAACTGGTTGTCGAAACGAACGTAACCACGACAGAGAAAACGATAGAAATTGATATCGGCAGTTCTGACTATCAAGTTTATCGTGGCGAAACCGATGTAGTACCAATGGCGTGGGAAGACCAGACTCTGCAAACTGCAAACAAAGTCGTAAGGCGTGACATCCATATTGCCAAGGTCCCCAAGTGGGAAACGTCAAATCAACAGGGCGGTTATACAGTTTATATAGCAGACAACGCCTGAATCGATACAGAACGAAAGGAATTGATTTACGATGCCTGACAACAGATATATAAACAAGGTCATCTACGGTGGTTCCGTCCTGCTGGACCTGACTGGCGATGATGTCCAGGCAAGTGATGTGCAACACGGAAAAATATTCCACCTTCCAAGCGGTGAAACAGCAACCGGCACGTGTACATATGATGCGGATACATCAGATGCAACGGCCACTGCTGCGGAAATCCTGGCAACAAAAACAGCCTACAAGAATGGCAACAAGCTGACAGGTACCATGCCAAACAATGGCGCTGCTTCCGGTACTATCTCCACGAAAACCGGCAGATATGTCATCGCAAATGGTTACCATGACGGATCCGGATTCGTTGAGATCCAGCAGTCAGAACAGACAAAGCTTGTTCCAGATAACATCCGTGAGGGTATAACCATCCTGGGTGTTGAAGGAACCATGTCTGGCAGTGAGGATATCAAGGCAACGTCAGTCACTGTCACGCCTTATATCACTGGTCAGGTTATAGTGCCGACAGACCTTGGAGATTACAACGCCATTACGCAGGTTACCGTCAACGAGATTGCATATACCGAGGTCAATAATGCAGCCGGTGGTTTGACAGCTACTATCGGAACGGTTCCCCCGTCCCCGTAAGGCGGTGGTTGAATGGCTATAAACAAGGTCGTTTTTGGAAACAGAACATTGATTGACCTGACGGCAGACACTGTCACTGCTTCGACGTTGTTGAACGGAACAACCGCACACGCTGCGAACGGAAATGTCATTACAGGAACATATCAACCGCAAAGCGTTGAGACTGTTTTTCCGGTTGGTTCATTCTACGCAACGGATGACAGCACTTTGGACCCGGCAACAGAACTGGGATTTGGAACTTGGACACTTGTCAACCCTGTTGGAAACACCTGGGGTGACCTGAAAACAACTACCTGGGGTGCCATCAGAGACCATACCGGCACAACAGTTTATGTATACAAGCGTACAGCATAAGACACGTAAAGGATGTGGGAAAGATGGCTACAAACACTAGTAAATACAATCTAGTCAAACCAGCAGACTCTGAAGTTGCCGACATTGCAGTGATCAATGGCAACATGGACAAGATTGATGCTGGAATCTATGGCGCGAGACCGATCATTGTGAGCGGTACCAAGGGTGTGACCGGTACGCTTACGCTGAGTGATTCAAAGATTACGACAGCACATGAGGTTACTGGTTGGATGGTTGCTGATCCTGCTGCGGTTCCGCGCAGCTTTGACTGGGACACTGACACTGCCGGTGAAGTGCATATCAAAGGAACATGGCTGAAGAGTACAACCATTTCTGTGAAACTTGAAGTAAGACAATAATAAAGGCGGTGAATTATAATGGCTAGTGGAACTATACACTCTGCTTCTGGTACAACCCAGGCCGATCTTGCTATCGTGGCAACAGGTAACCTTGCACCGTCAGCAATCAGTGCAGGTCAGTATGTTATTTGGAATGGATCCCTTTACACTGCAAAAACTGCAATCGCATCCGGAGCAACTCTTTCCACGTCGAATCTGACGGCGGTTTCCAGTGGCGGTTTGAACGATCTGAAGGCAAGCGTGGATTCGTTAAACAGCAAGATAACAGCCCACACAATAGGAACTTACGTTGACATTATTGGTTACAATTCAACATCTAATAAGTTTACTTGCCCTTCTGATGGGTATATCAGAGTTAAAAGCGGAACAACGAATGGTAATGTAATCGCTGTCGATGTTAATGGTCTTGATGTATGGGCCTGTTGTATCACAAATGATAAGAGTGCCTATAATGTTTTGTTCGTCCGTGCAGGAATGCAGGCATATGTCTATGTCAATGAGGGAAGCGGAGCATATGCAAGATTCTCTCCGTTAACGTAACTTACTTATAAACGGTTCAGTTTCTGTATTTCAGCAAATTTACATCAATCAGAGAATTATCCGTAAAAGCGTTTGTCGATGCGAGAAATTGGATACTCGTTGAGTCGTAGTCATACATTGTTATTATCGTTCCAGATGGAAGACTGCCAAAATCTCTCATTGTCGCAATTATGTGATTCGGTACGGTTACTATTGCATAGTAAAGGGTTCCTGAGGCACGCCAGTTAAGCGGTTTAAGATAAATCCGTGATGTTGATGCGACCACTCTTAAATTGCTGTTTAACGAACAACGGACTGCACCGGACCGGAACGGACCGGAACGGACTAAAAGCGTATACAATTTATTCATTGGGGGGACAACATGGCTGACACTGACGTTGTCGGAATGATCGTATGCATCCTGTTTGCCGGGGCGCTTGCCATTATAGCTGCATTCCGGCAGTAACGATATGTAGCGGTAGCAATGAATGCAAGGGGATGATTCTATAGGTTGTCGATGGAAACACTTCAAGACCGTCATGAAACATAAGGCGGTTGTGTATCGCGAATGTAAGGCTTGCGGAATCGCATGGCAAGGAATCATTCATGATCTGTCAAAGTTCAGCCCTGTAGAGTTTTCGCCGTCAGCGAAATACTTCCAAGGCACAGGAAGTCCGATTGAGAAAGAGAAAGCCGAGAAGGGCTATTCTGAGGCATGGCTTCATCATAAAGGGCATAATAAGCATCATTGGGAATGGTGGATTGACTTCGGAAAGAACGGGGAAATCATCGCCAACAAAATCCCTTCTGATTACGTTATCGAAATGATATGCGATTGGATAGGAGCCGGGATGGTGTATAGTGGCGAGAAGTGGACACAGGCTGAACCTTTGAACTATTACAACAAAGTCAGAGCAGGACGGTACTTTCATCCGGACACAGAATTGGTTATTGTGAAACTGCTTGAGATTATTAAAGATAAAGGACTGGAAGAGTTCCATATGGTATGCAGAAACAGATATCCGCTGTTTACGATTTATGATGGCTTGTATACCCCATGATTAAAGCCGATCTCATGCACAAGTGTGCAGTGAGTTTCCGGATGCGTCATGATTGATCGTGGCGCTTCCCGAAACGATTGGTGGCGGAATAGGTAGACGCTGAACCGCACAACATACCGACACACAGCGAGTGTGCGATACATGCCTGATGGTCGGTCATGCGAGGTGCAAATCCTCGCCCAATCAATAACGGACCTGGAATGGACCATAACCTAAAAGACTTAATGAAAAAGAATGAAAGGGGACCTATTCATGAAATATTTCCTGCATCGCATCCAGAAAACCGCAGAAAGCTTTTCCAAGGGTATCGAAGTGCATGATACCTTGGATTCTGCAGTACTCGCGTTTTGGGGACGCATGAAAACCGGATACGGTAAAAGCAATAATGTTTTTGTTTCCTGCAAGATCACGGACGAAAACGGCCATGTTGTTGAGCCTTATGACATGACATGGCTGAAAGCTGATGAGGAACTGGAAAACGTGTTCTTCTTGCACCATATCCGTCAGGACGGCGAGACAATCGACAAGGGCATCGACGTACTCGATACACTCGATGAAGCGTATGGCAACCTGGCCGAAATGATGGAATACGGGTATGGCAATCCTAAGTTCCCGAATGTGTCTTTCGTGCACTGCGTGATTACTGATGTGCTCTCTGGCGGTCTGGTACTGCTCGACAGAGAATGGAACAAGCCAGCAGAGGAAACACCCGAAGAGTAAGTTGACACGGCAAAAACGACATGAAGCCAGCCACGCTTGTGGATGCGAAACATCTGCAGACATGGCTGGCGTTTTATTAGTTATGACGCATACATTCCGTGTGACCGGCGTACATCGTCATCGGAAACCTCTGCATAGATCAGGGTTGTATTGACGTTTGCATGGCCAAGAAATTTCTGGACCTGTTCCAGTGGCATTCCGTTTTTCAGAGCAACAGTGGCAACTGTATGGCGAAAAACATGCGGTGTGATGTGAACAGAGAATGTGTGATTGGTTGACGCTGTAATCTTGTCAACTACCTTCTGAATTGTTTTGGCCGTCAGTGGTTTGTCGGTTTTCACTCTGGTACGTGTGAAAACGTATGGTGAATTATCCTTCCGTGAATCCAGATACGCTTTAAGTGATACTTCTGCTTCCGGATTAAGGTAAGTCGTTCTGGTAACGTTACCTTTGCCGTGACGGATAATGACGGATTTACTTGACCAGTCAATGTCTGATAAGCGCACATGACAGACTTCTGAAACTCTGGCACCGGTAGAGTACAGGAAATCAATCAGTGCCTTATCCCGTGCATTGTCGCACGAATTGCGCAGGTATTCCAGTTCGATTCTCTGCATGGCATGCCTTGGAGACTTCTCAGTTTTGATGGGCGTGATCCGCTTTACCGGATTCATCTGTGCGATTCCTTCCAGTGTGCACCACTCAAAGAAACAGTTCAGGATCCTGCGTGTGTTGTTGACTGTGACGGGTTCATGTTTCAAAGTTGTTTTACAATAGAATAGGTAGACCCTTATGTCATTTGTCGTGATGGATTGTATTGGTTTCCTGACCGACAGGAAAAACTGGGAAAGCACTGATTTGTAAAGCTTTACCGTGAGTGCTGATTTCTCCTCAACTGTTTTAGCTGCGAGGAACAGCATGACAGGTTCCGGTACTCCACCAGTGTACGGAACGATTGATGATTCACGCTTTTTGATCTCATAGTTTTGCGCGATCAGATCAATACAGCCGATGACCTGACTGACGTTTCCTGGCACGACGGATTGAAGGATTGATACAAGCTGAGTTTTGAAAAGTTCGTAGTTATCCATGATGGGAACCTGCCTTTCTTTGTTATAGATAATGGGGTGATAAGTAATGCCGACAGGTATAGAAATTGCCGAAAAGGCAAGAATACCGTTGAATGAACACTGGGGATACATATTCGCCACGTCCGGACAGGTATGGACCCAAGCTGCCCAGGATAAGATAGTAAACACAAAAGCCGATGACCCGAATTATAAGTACTCAATTCAGTATGGTTCCAAGTGGATTGGTCGCAAGGTTGCTGACTGCTCTGGGTTGGTTGTGTGGGTTCATAACCACTTTGGCATACGGTTACCACATGGCAGTAACAGTATGTACAAGAACGGGTACCTGAAGGAAAAGGGCGTATGCAATGATGCCATTCCTGTAGGTGCACTGGTCTTCAAGCTTCGTGAACCCAGTGATTACCATCATGTGGGAATATACCTGGGCAATAACACTGTGGTTGAAGCACAGGGTTCAAAAGCTGGCGTTGTCAAATCCACCTTGTCTGGCTGGACACATTATGGCCTGGTCAACGGGATTGATTATGACAACGTATCGTCAAAACAAAGGAGCGTGAATCCATTGGGAGCAGGTGTGGCAATAGTCGATGTGCCGAATAATGGCACGTTGAATGTTCGCAACAAGCCAAGCACAAGCGGAAACAAGATCACGACTGTTCGTGAAGGTGAGTCTCTTGAAGTGCTTGCGGTCGCAGGAGACTGGGCAAAGGTAAGATATTCTGGTGAAGGTTACGTTATGACCAAATATCTCAAGGTGGTGAAGGAATAATGCCAGAGTGGATTGTTAAATACTGGGTACAGTGGATATTTGGTCTTATCATAGCAGCGTTGACTGCGTATTGTAGGCATCTGTCACAGACCGTAAAGGCTGAACGGGAAAAACAGAAGGCACTGCGTGACGGGATGCGTAGCCTGTTAAAACGGCAGATCATAATGGATTGTGAGCAAGCCATTTTACAGGGATACTGTCCTGCTCCGACCAAAGATACGATTGAAGACATGTACATATCCTACCATGCCTTGGGTGGAAATGGTGTGGTTACAACGCTTAAAAACCAGATGCTGGATTTGCCAACAGTAAGGAGTGAAGATCATGAACAGCACAATTAATTGGAAACAGAAACTGACAAGCAGGAAGTTCTGGGCAGCGATCTGTGAATTTGTCGTGATGCTTGTGGTTGCCCTGGGCGGTGCACAGGAAACAGCAACACAGATTTCTGCACTTATCATGGCTGGTGCAGCTGTCATCGCATACATTATTGGCGAAGGTTTGGCCGATGCAGCCGGTGCCAATGCAAGAACGCTTGAGCACTTGAAAGCTCAAGAAACCAAACCGCCCGAAGAGGAAGGGAAGTGATTCCGATGGGCAATCCATCCATTAAGGTCACAACCAAGCGCACTGCTTCCAATGCATCAAGTGGCTACAAGGGTGCTTCGATAAAGAAGAAGAGTGCGAAGGTTAAAAAGTAAGAGTATCAACTGAAAACATCTCCTTTTATGGTGCTTGACTACGCAAATGGTCAAGCATTTTTATTGTAGTTTTGTATTTGCTCAAGTACTGAATGAGAAAATTTATAATTTTTCTCAAAAAGTACTTGACAAGCGTAATAATAACTCTATAATGGGAAATGTCAAGAGGAAATTCCAAAAGAAATTTACGGACACGAAACGAAGGAGATGCCATCATGAACCAGTTTGGAGAGGTCGGTTCCAAGGTAACATTGACACTCAACGTTGCTAGGATCGCAGAATACACCATGGAATTTGGATGGTCGGTAAAGAAACAGTTCATCTACATCATGCGCGACTGCGAACAAAATGAGTTCGTGTGGAAAACATCAACATATCCTGGCGTTGATACCATCGAAGAGGACAGAAGTATTACAACAGAGTTTGTCCGTGAGCATGATACCATCGAGATCAAAGGAACCATCAAAGAGTATTCAACCTACAACGGGAAGGAACAGACCGTATTGACACGGTGCAAGGTCATCAGCATTAAGGAACGTGCCAAAACCAAAGCAGAGATGGATGCAGAAAAGGCATCACAGCAGCTGGCCAGCCTGATCGATGAAGACTTTACCTGGAAGATGCCGTACAGACAGTACAAGGAACACTACGCTGACTGCGAAACCATTGCCGGGTCGTTCCATTATGAGCGCCAGGAAGCAATGATAACAGTCATCATTCGAACTGGTCGGTTGAAGGCATCAGGTACAAGGGGGAAATTTTATTCCATCTTTGAACTGGCGAACGAAAAAGGAAAGCACATCTTCGTTAAAGCCATCAGCTGGCAAACAGCATGGAAACAAGTCAAGAACATCGACAACAGTTGCCAGTGGGAAATGGTCGATGTGAGACCTTACAAGCATGAGTACTGCGATTGATAGAGAACACAAACAGAGAGGAGAATAATCATGACAGAACGCATCACAGTTGATTCCTTTGGGGCAGAGGTTCCAGTGAACTGGCCACAAATCGCCGAATGGTTTAACAATCAGGTTGAAGAAAAGGAACTGACAAATGAACAGCTTGACGAACTATGGGAAGCATACTGGGCAGGTGAGTGCAGTGATGCACCAGAAGCCATCACGGATGCCCCAACAGTGCAGTTTGAATGTGGCACGTCAAATCATTCCGGTGCTGGCGTGAACTATCTATTGGACAAGCTTGGTGATATTATTCTGTATGCGGAAACAGAGGTTCCTGATGGCGCTTCTGATGATTACGGGTACATGTCATTAAAGGAATCCATTATTGAACAGGCAAAAGCAGCAGGTCTGGATCCGTCAATGCTTCATTTCTGGTATGACGGGCAGGAACAGTATCTTGCTGATGATGCATATACCAATTGTGAAACCAAGAAATGGTGAGAGGAGAAAAGAAAAATGAAAACACTTCACATTGATGCCGGGTATCGCGTAGAATGCAACAGTCTTTCCTTCGATGACAGTGTGGCTGAATATTACCTGATCACGGGTAAGGCTGCAGGTGATAACTGTTTCTATGCAGATCGGTATTCCTACAATGAACTTGGTGAAGAACGTCTGGTCAGAGAGAATGTCAACCTGACGGCAACCGACATTAAACACCTTGTACATCTTTCAACCGGCAAGGCTTATGATAACTTGGTCTATGATGGAGAGGAGACTGAAGAATGAAAAAGGTATTGAACGGGAAGGTCTATGACACTGATTCTGCAAGAAAAATGGCATTCTGGAGTAATGGCCTGGGGTACAACGACTTCAAGCATTGCGAAGAAACACTGTACCTGAAAAAGACTGGCGAGTTCTTCCTGTATGGTGCCGGTGGTCCTATGAGCCGATATACCGTCAGTAAAGGTGATAATACATGGTCCGGTGGAGAAATGATCATTCCTCTTTCACTGGAAGCTGCTCAGAAATGGGCAGAAGAGCACCTTGACGGGGATGAGTACGAAGAGATCTTCGGCGTTGTCGAAGATATGGGAGAGAACGCTGTCAGACTTGGAATCAGCGTTCCGGAAAGCATTGCACAAAAAATCAAAGCGGAAGCAGAAGAAAAAGGCATGTCTGTATCCGCTCTGATTGCATCCAAGTTTAAGTAATACTTGGCGTTTCTGGTAAATGCTCCGTGTCGCATATGGCACGGAGTTTTTGTGTGCAAGATGTGCATTCTGGGATCCGGAAAAGCACGGAAACTTGTCGGTAGTAGTGTCGGTAGTAGAACAGAATTTAACGGAATTTTACGGAACTTTTTAAGTATCAAAACATAATAACAAAATAACCGCGAATCCTTATAAATAAAGGCATTTCGCGGTTTCTTAATAGTGAATTTGAACAACACTAAAGAGATTGGTCTTTTGACTTCGAATCGCTGAACAATTCAATGATATCAGTACTTTTCAAACGTTCTGTCGGTAGTAGGTCGGTAGTAGCTACATTCCATTATTTGATGCTTTCGGTAACCAGTTTCAAGTCATCCAGGTTGGTTGATTGATACCTGGAACGTGTGAAATCGTAATCCGTATGTCCCATAAGCGCAGCTTTGTCGCGTTCATCGCCAGCTGCGTTTTTCAGTTTGTCGGCAAATGTGTGACGTGCAGAATATGGTACCAGATCGGTTCCGAATCCGAGTTTTTCCATCAGAGGACGGAACACGGTTTTACAATAATAGTTGGTTGTCATCTGCTTGTATCCTGTGAATTCGTGCTTTTTGTTTTCACATCGCATCGGAAACAGAAATTCCGTGTCTGGCTGGTTAAATCGTTCCAGGATGATCGGCAGGATCTTTTCATGCACAACCACGGTCCGATTAATTCCTGCTTCTGTTTTGCAACCTGCAGTGAAATAATAGGTTCCATCTTGTTTGTGCAAATCAGATTTCTTTAATCCAAGCAGTTCCCCTGGGCGGTATCCTAGGTAACATTGCGCATAGATGTAATCCGCATACGGTTCGATTCCGATCACACTTCTGATGGTTTCAAGCTGTTTTTCTGTAATCGGTTTGCGCTGGGTGGACTTTCCTTTACCAGTATAGAGGTTCTGCGTCACATCTTTTTCAACTAGGTTCGAATCCATAGCGTATGCCCATAACAACCTTGCAGTGACCTTCATGAGTTGGTGGGTGCGTTTCCCTTGTGTACATTCATCCATGCACTTCTGCAAGTCGTTTGCACTGATCAAATCAATATACACGTCTTTAATCACACAAAAATGGGCGTATGCGCTCCTGTAGCAACGCATGGTAGATTCTCCTACTCTTGGCTCATAAGCCCTTTCCCAAGCCAAATAGACGGCATTAAGCGTCATTCTGGCTGGTCTGTTCTCGCGTCCTGCTGTTTTGAATAGTTCCGGGCAGTATGCTATCGCTTCTGCCTTTGTCGGAAAACCGCTTTTAGTTCGTTTGATAGGGATGGGAGCCTTGCGCAGGTCATCCGGTTGTTTCCATCCCACGACAACCTGCGCAGTCCACGTTTTCCCTCGTTTAAATGCTGTTCCCTGGCCGTTTCCTCTCGCTTTCGTTTTCATTGGTTGTCCTTCTTTCCTGGTTGTCAGATCATACGCTGATATGCAACCGCAAGCCCAAGGATTCTTAAAGAACTGCTGTTTTCCTGTGTAAATATCATAGGAGAATATGCAGGATTCTCTGCAACCAGAGTCAAGCCGTGTTCCATATGGTATACGTGCTTGAGAGTGGCTTCATCGTCAATTAGGACGGCTGCGATGTCTCCATCATCAACATCGTTCTGTTGCCTGATCAGCACGATATCGCCATCATTAAGCTTCGGAGTCATGCTGTCTCCGTGACAAGTCAGTGCGAAGTCACAACGAACGTCAGCAGCATTCACGTAACCTTCATAAGACTCTTCTGCGAATATCGGTTTGCCACATGCGATCTCTCCGATAATCGGAACCCTGTGGAATTCTGGAATAAACGCTCCTACAGGAAGCTGAATGCTTGGTTTCCGTTCCTCACGTGTGGTTTGATCATCCAGCAACTGATAAGGCTCACATCCGAAGAATTCTGCAAGCTTTTTAATTTTATCAATCCTTGGGATCTTTTCCCCACGGATCCAGTACGAAACGATTGAAGGCGATACGCCAATGCCATTGGCAATGTCGATCTGGTTTTTCCCTTTGGTTTCCATAAAATGTTTCAGGTTCCTGGAAAAAATTAGGTCATCGTGATTTGCCATGGAAATCATCCCTTCATTATAGTGTGCTTAAATGATATACACAAAAGTTAAAAAAAGCAATCACTATGGAAAAATTTTTTAACTTTAGTGTTGACAAATTCACTTTAGTGATGTAAGATGCACACATCAACTTGAAAGGGGGATGCCCATGAATCAGTATGAAGGCCCAAAGATCAGTCTGAAAGCAGCCAGGGTGAATGCAGGTCTGACAATTCAACAGGTCGCAGAAAAGCTTGGCATTACTAGACAGACTGTGGCGCGGTATGAAAACGGGAAGTCGAATCCGGATTCGTCTGTGGTCATGGAAATGTGTCGTTTGTACAACATGCCTATCCAATTTATTTTTTTGTGATAAGATTCACTTTAGTGAATTGAGAGGATGGTGCAACATGACCATGGACGATATCAGGACATCCGACAAGGACGTTCTGACGGCACTAGAGGTTGCCACGGTTCTTGGTATCAGACCTGATTCGTTGCGGATCACTGCCAGACAGGCACCGGAAAAGCTTGGGTTCAATGTCGCGACGATAGGTAAACGCACACTGATACCACGACTGGCATTTATCGCCTGGATGGATGGACAAAACGAAAGGATAACCAATGAAACAAAACACTGACGGATTGTTTATTCCACAGGACGTTCTGGCCATGTCGGAAGAAGCGTACAGATCTGCACCTGGGGTAAACAAATCGACTCTATGGGAAATCAGAAAATCCCCAGCACATTACAGATACGCGATATCTCATCCGACAGAGGATACGCCAGCACTGAGATTCGGAAGAGCATTCCACATGGCACTGCTCCAACCTGATCTGTTCAAAGAAACATACGTCCTGGCACCAGACTTTGACAGGCGGTTCAAGGCTGGAAGGGAAGCATATGCGGAATTCATGATCAAGAGTGCCAACAAGGAATTGATATCAGAAACTGACTACGGAACCATTGAAAGCATGATCATATCTATCATGGAAAACCCTGATACGGAAGGTTCCTTCAAACACACGTTCAATGAGGTTCCGCTTTTCTGGGATGACGAATCAACCGGATTGCGATGTAAAGCCAGACTGGACGCTGTCGAAGGTCTTGAAAAAGGACACTACGTGATACGTGACCTGAAAACATGTTCTGATGCCAGTACAAACGCATTCATGAAGGATGCCATCAAGTATGGATATGACGTACAGGCTGCGCATTACATCAGAGGTCTGAAGGCCATAACAAAGGCCGACAAGGTTGACTGGGAGTTCATCGCGATTGAGAAGAAACCGCCATACGCCGTCAATGTGGTGCGTTGTGGGGCAGACTTCCTGGACCGTGGAACGTGGCAACTGATTGACCTGATGGACAGGCTGAAAACCTGCATGGACACTGACACATGGCCGGGATACGGCACGAATGAACTGGTTTTACCGGAATGGGCAGCAATGCCTGATGACGAGTGACGCGAGGGGGACGGACACATGTTTTACTGGACACCGTTTGGGGATGTTTACGTCGGGAACCACATGAACCGGCGCGGTATCTATAAATACATCCGCAAGTACTGTTTCTGGCAGGTTGTTTGGTCAATCTTGGCCGTAGGAACAACTGCTCTGGCCGTTTTCATGGCGATCCTGAGTTGGGGGATGTGATCACATGAGTTACCAAGGTCCGATTGAAGTGATCGCATCGGATATACAGCTGTCGTTTGACAATGAGATTCTTAGATCAGTTCAGAAGGTCGGTATCAACGTGGATAAAGACGAACTGATCAGAGCGCTTGCATACGACCGTAATCAGTACATCAAGGGATATGAAGACCGCGACAAAGATATTGTGCGGTGCAGAGAATGCGTTCATTTCAACAACCTTGATGGTTCATATCCAGAGCGTGGAACCTGCAAACTATGGCACATGTTGCATAGAGGTGGCTGGTTCTGTGCTGACGGTGAAAGGACGATTGCAGAGGAATGAGAGTACTTGTTGCCTGTGAGGAATCACAGAGGGTGTGCACGGCGTTTCGGGAGCGTGGCCACGAAGCTTATTCATGCGATCTGCTTGAATGCTCCGGTGGGCATCCGGAATGGCATATTATGAATAATGTTATACCTATTATCGGGGGGGGGTACAACGGTAGTTACCTGTGACGGGAAAGAGCATGACATAGACGGGTTGTGGGATCTGGTCATTGCTCATCCACCATGTACCTATCTGACCGTATCTGGAAACAGATGGTTTGGCTCAAGATATGGAGTCAGTGCATTGTCAAGATACATGGACAGACTCCAAGCCATTGAGTTTTTCATGTCGTTTGTTTTCTGCGCTGCAAGGCGAGTGGCGATAGAAAACCCTGTCGGCATCATGTCTGGCGTATATCGTGCACCAGACCAGACCATTGAACCATATCAATTCGGAGACCACGCACGGAAGAAAACGTGTTTGTGGCTGAAAAACCTTCCATTGCTACAGCCAACAGACGTTGTCGATCCGGGAAGTATTCTGGACGGTGGATATTCGGACGGAGCATCTGCCAATTTTGCCAGGGATGAAAACGGAAAAATCCTTCCATGGAACGATCCGAGAACAGCAATCATAAGAAGCAAAACTTTCCCAGGTATTGCCAGAGCAATGGCAGACCAGTGGGGATGAACAAAAAGATCTGGGCTGGCATGTACGCCAAATAAATGAGAGGAGAGTAATGCAGTGACTCATTGGAAGAAAATGACAAATCCGGATTACCTGGGTGCATATGCGTTCGAATCCGGAGAGGAAAAAATCGGAACTATTGATTATGTCAAACAGGAAATGGTCACAAGCGGAGACGGAAAACGCGAAGAATGCATTGTGGCTCATTTCAAGGAAGGCAATCTGAAACCATTGATTCTGAATGCTACAAACTGCAAGGCCATCACAAAGCTGTACAAAACGCCTTATATCGAGCAGTGGGCAGGAAAAGCAATCGTGATGCGTGTACAGCCTGTCAAAGCATTCGGAGAGGTTGTGGATGCCGTCAGAATCAAGCCTGAGATACCGAAAGCCAAGGCGGTTGCGCAGGAACCTGGTATTCCATGCTCCGAGTGCAAGAAACCGATCATGGCTGCATCAGGTATGACAGCAACGAAACTGGCAGAGTACACGAAGACCAAGTATGGCCGGTCACTGTGTGCGGATTGTGCGAAAAAAATTGCGGATGCTGTAAACGCGAACTAATAAGAACAGGAAAGAGAGAAAAAATCTATGCAAATTGTTTATCTCACTGGCAATGTCGGGAAGGATCCGGAAGAAAAGACCTATGGCAATGAAGGCAAAACGTTTGTGACGTTTCCACTGGCTGTGTCTGACTGGAACGGTAAAGAGAAAACCGCGACATGGTGGAATGTCAGTGTGTTTGGCCAACAGGCAGAGAACGTAAAGAAGTTTGTACACAAGGGCAGTAAGGTCCTTGTTGGCGGTAAGCCTGGAGCCAATGCCTACAAAAACAAGCTGGAAGAGATCGTGGTTTCCATGAACGTTGCAGCACATAGCATCGAGTTCCTGTCAAGCAAGCAGGACGGTACGGAACATACAGACACTGCGGAACCGCAACCTGTGCCAGTTGAAACGGCTGAACTTCCTTTCTGATGGGTGGTGGTGCCTGAGTGACCATCATTGAGGATACCAGACAGCAGAAGGGCAAACACGAAAACATCTCTGCATATCTGCAATCTGTCGGGGTTGAAATGCTCCGACAGAAACTGGATGTAGGGGATTACATGACTGAGAACAGCCAAACAAGCATTGATACCAAGTACGGTTTGCAAGAGGTCTATGGAAACCTGATTGGAAGTCATGACAGGTTCAGACGTGAATGCATACGTGCAAAGGAATCCGGAATCCATCTGATTGTGCTGGTGGAAGAAAAAGGCATCAGAAAGCTTGAGGATGTAAAGACCTGGAAGAACCCACGTCAATACATCTACGAACGTCAGAAATCGAGCGGAAATGCAAAACAGAAGGCACCACCAGTGTCATCGGAACGGCTGTACGGAATCATGCGGACCATGTCGGAGTTGTATGGCGTATCCTGGATGTTCTGCGAACCAAACAAAACCGGACAGGAAATAATCAGAATACTGACGGATGAGAGTTCAAAAGTATGCGAATCGGATTGATTGATGTAGATGCCGAATCCAGAAAAAAGGTGACGTTTCCGAATCTTGCCATCATGAAAATATCAGCATGGCACAAGGCAAAATGTGACACTGTTGAATGGTACAGTCCTGACAAGGGAATGTTTGATGCGGTGTATATGGCTAAAGTTTTCGGCAGTGAATATACGCACGATTACACTGCTCCAATCAACAGTAAAAAAATTTTTAGGGGTGGGTCAGGGTATGCCTTGTCTGTCGTAGATGGCAAGGAAGTATACGACAAACAAAAAGATCCTGACTTACCTTATGAGATTGACCATGTATTTCCGGATTATTCAATCTATGGAATTACAGACACTGCATATGGATTCCTCACAAAAGGTTGTCCCAGGGGTTGTGATTTCTGCCACGTCAAGAACATGCAGGGCAGATCTGTAAGAACTGTTGCAAGGCTTACTGAGTTCTGGAACGGGCAAAGAAACATCTGCTTGCTGGATCCGAATATCACGGCATCAAAGGATTATTTCATGCATATGCAAGACCTGGCAAAAAGCAAGGCTTATGTGGATTTCAGTCAAGGTCTGGATATCAGGTGCCTGACTGATGAAAAAATCGATGCATTGCGTGAAGTACGATTCAAAATGATTCACTTTGCTTGGGACAGACCAGAAGAGAACCTTGAAGATAAGTTCAGAATGGTATCGCAACGGCTCATTGGAAAACGAAAAAGCCTGAAACAAATGGTGAGCGTGTACATACTGACAAACTTCAACAGTACTCACGAACAGGACCTGCACAGAATCCAGGTAATCAGGGAATGCAAAATGCAACCATATGTGATGATCTATCGGAAAGAAACGGCACCAAAGGAAACAAGACAGCTACAGAGATGGTGCAATCCATTCATTTTCTGGAAAACAGAATCGTTCAGCGATTATAAGCGAAGTGAGCATTGAAAAAGAGAGGAAAAGTCTATGACACAACTTGATATTGCATCGCAGATCAAAGATTCCGTCAGCGCACTGGAATTCGGCCGTGACATCGGTCTGACTCCAAACATGCATGGTTTCTGCCTGTGTCCATTCCACGCTGACCAGCATGCATCCATGAAGCTGTATTCAGGAAGAAGAGGGTACTACTGCTTCACATGTCATGCGCATGGTGACGTGATCGATCTGGCACAGCATAAATACGGGTGCAGTTTCCGTGATGCAATGATCAAGTTGAACGATCTGTACAGACTTGGAATCGATTTTAAAGGCCATACAAGCGATTCTGACATGGCTGCGATTAAGGCCAGACAGGAACAGCAGAGAATAGCCAGAGAGGTTCAGAAGGCCGTTTCTGCGCTTCTGATGGTGCTGTACTGGGATACAAACGATGCTGTGTCTGAATTACAGGAAACCATCAAGTGGAATGCCCCAAAGCAGTTCGATGAGGAATGGTCAGAAGACTTCTGTCAGGCATTGATTGACATGGACAGGAAACAACAAACTGCTGACATCTGGACGGATGAGTTTTTGAAATCGAGGTGGGAAACCCATGAAGCTTCGTAAGTTGATGGGATGTGATTAGTTTGGAAACAATAACGATTCCCGGTATGGAATCACAGGAAACTGAAAACCAAGAGGGCCAAGATGGCCAGGAACCGATTGTTGTTCCATTTACCAAAGAACAGTTCATGTACAGTGATGAACCGTATGCGTTCCTGTACAAGATGCAAGACAACCCATTTAAGCAGAATCAGTATCTGAACGTATTTGAAGGCGTTGCCAAAAGCTTTGGAATCAGAAATTTCAGAACGCTTTGGAAGAACTATCTCAAGATCGTTCAGGCAGACCGGCAGACAATCGTACATTCAAACGTCACAAACTTTCCAGACCAACACCTAGTTATAGACGTTCAAGGCGGTCTGAAGTGCGGTGAATATGTCTGCGACGAAAACGGCATATCCATTGCGGATCCGTTTTCTGGCGGCGAAGCAATCGTATGTCAGCATCCGATCATTCCAGTCAAACGAATCGTCAATATCGATACTGGAGAGTGCAAAACAGCCATTGCGTTTCAACGTGGTAAGACTTGGAAAACGGAGATATTCGACAATGTCACACTGGCCAATGCAACAAAGATAGTCAATCTGGCTGCGTGGGGCATTGCGGTGGATTCCGAAAACGCAAGGCGGTTGGTTTCATATCTCAGCTATATCGGTAATGAAAACTACGATTCGATACCGGAAGAAAAGAGTATCAGCAGACTTGGTTGGGTAAAAGGGCATGGGTTCTCTCCGTATGTCAAAGGTCTGCAATTTGATGGTCTGGAAGACTACAGACAAGCATTTGAGTGCGTTGGCCAGTCAGGGTCAGAAGAAGCATGGATGGAACTGGTTCTAAAAATGAGGGCATCAGGGAACGTTCCTGCAAGGCTTATGCTGGCTGCTTCGTTCTCTTCCGTACTGATCGATAGCATGAACGCACTGCCATTTATCTTGCATGCCTGGTCGAACGTGTCCGGTGTAGGCAAGTCGGTTGGCATGATGGTTGCTGCATCCGTCTGGGCGATGCCTGAGATCGGGCGGTATGTCAAAACGTTTAACAGTACGATGGTCGGTCTTGAAATGATCGCGAGTTTCTGCGGTTCGTTGCCGGTATTCATGGATGAGTTGTGCCTGAAGGATGGAAAACGCGAGACATTCGATGCAATGATTTATCAGTACTGCGAGGGCGTAGGCCGAACAAGGGGTAGCAAAACAGGCGGTATCCAACAGACCAGAATCTGGAAGAACTGCTGTATCGCAACCGGTGAATATCCGATAACGTCGGACAATTCCAAGGCCGGTGCCGTCAATAGAGTGTTTGAAGTGTCGTGCGGAGAAACGCCAATGTTCGAAGATCCCAGGGGCGTTGTAAGGCTGGTCTGCGAGAATTACGGATTCGCAGGTAAACGGTACGTCGATTCACTCAGCAAAGCGAATCTGGAGATCATACGTGGCATCCAGGAAGGGTTCTATACACAACTCGATGGTAAAACAACCGACAAACAAAGGTTGTCTGCATCCATCATTCTGGCAGCTGATGCGTGGGCAACAATGCTGTTATTCAAGGATGATCACGCACTGACGGTTGATGAGATTGTACCTTTCCTGCAAGACGTAAACGCTGTGGATGTGAACAGAAGGGCAATGCTGTATCTGCTGGATACTATCACTGCGAATCCAGGACGGTTCCAGCAACGTGAGGACGGATCCTATCAAGGCGAGTGCTGGGGTGAGATCGACGAAAACAAAAACAGAGTGTATCTGATTCGGCATACCTTCGAAAAACTCATGGATGCTGAAGGATACAACAGCACCGGATTCTTGAAATGGGCCAAACAGAACGGATACCTGATCACAAGCGGAGAAACCAACCAGAGGTTAACCTACAAAAAGCGCATTCAGGGTCTGGCGATGCCAGCAAGGTGCATTTGTCTCCGAACTGACGTTGACCTGGACAGGGATGATGAGGACGAACAACCAGAACTTCCGGAAATGATTCCGGTTGACATGGATGCACCATTCTAAATACGAACATTAAAGACGAATCACAATCCGAACGTTCGTATTTTAGCCAGCACAATCGGTTTGTTCCCACTTTTTCCCGGCAAAACTGAAGTTTGTTCCCACATTTGTTCCCACTGCGTTTTTTGGAAACAGTGAAAAATGAGCAGAAAAACAGGCAAATTTGTACAATCTGGCAACAATGCTACCACCTACTCGAAAGTGTTCCCACTGTTCCCGCTGTTCCCGCAGAAAACACATACCCTTATATATAGCACGTGTATATATAAGCACGATACATACAGACCATATATATGCGCACTCGCGCGTAGAGTGAAAAAATGACTGGGAACAGCGGGAACAGTGGGAACAAGTGAGGAATTCCAAGGGGTTTCAGCGTTGCCTGAGTGGGAACAATAGTGGGAACAGTGGGAACAAATCAGGGAAAAATCAGAAAAATCTGGAAAATATTACCAAATGTGCACAAATGAGAGGAGAAAAACCATGTTCGTTGATATCGTGTATGTCAAAAAACCGTTTCCGGAACTTTTCTACACAAGCGGATTCTCATATTTGCAAAAAGGCGAAATGGTCATGGTCCCTACTGAGGAAGGAAAAGCAACAGGTGTAGTTATGGCATCAATGACAGTTGAACTGACGGAAAGAAACATTGAATTTATGGAAACTGTTTTCAAGAATTCTTTTCCGATCAAGCCGATAATTGGCACATTGAAACTCAACGACTGTACATATGCAAATCCAATAACCGATGAACATTTTGTCGGCATCGAAACAATAAAAGAAAAACTGAAAGGGAATGATGATGAATGACGGTTTATCGTTACGCTTGCCCAGAACGGCCACCAATGCCAGGAACGGTTCCGAGAGGAATGATAGGTATCAGTTCTGAGGAACAGACCATCAATGGACGGCACGTGTGGGGTGTTGTTGATTACAACCGGAAGCTGACGGAAAAAGAAGTGTACGACTATGAACTGATGGAATTGGATCCGGTTGTGCTGAATGGATAAGAGGAAAAAACAATGTTTGTAAAGGCTGGACGTGATGAAGCGTTTCAAGATCTGGCTGAGTTGATATCTAAATATGAGGTTCCACCAAAAACACTTGCAGATCCGGACAATCAGGAAACGATTGATTTCTGGGTTAACGCAACAATCGGAATCAAACAGCTGACGGAAAAACATCAGGACGCTCTGATTAAGCAACTTGCATATGCATGGTTCGACTTTATGTCAGAATCCGCAGCCAAGCGAATCAAGAAAGCAAAACTTGAAAACGCATGAACATCAAAAATAGAGCAAGCCAAGGGGAGAAAAGGCAATGCTGAGTGAAAAAGACCAGGAAGGTCGGTATCCACTATCAGGTAAGGAGTATGACGAACTGCGATGTCTGATTGTCGCACTGAACGAAGTCCTGAAGGTCAGTAACTTGACAGAAAGAATCAAAACAATTCCGCACGGATGGAGAGATTTCAGATTGCTCTGCTGGTTGATTGATCATTTTGAGGATATGTTGCTTGACACGGTTCCAACAAAGAAACTGATGGCATTGAAAGCCGAATTGCGGAACTCAAAGGTTGCGCTCAGAGTAGGGTGGTCCGGTATCCCTACTCCTGGCGTTGCCCACATCGACGAAAAAGCCTTCATACAGCTGTTGAACATGCTGGTTGGAATGGAATGCTGGTCATGTGACAAAACCGGCAGAGACATCAAAAAATGCCCAATACGGAACGCATACATGGATTGTCTGCACTATGAACCAAGTCCGGTCGAAAAACGCACTGACGGCTTGTGTGAGATGGCTGGATGGACCAGCGTGGTTGAAGAGGAGTGATGGGGAATGGATATCGTAAAAGGTCAGGAACGGTCCAACAATGCGTCAGCAATACAGACCGGAACAAATCTGCATCTTTGCTGGATGGAACGTCCAATAGGATTTATCCAGGGTGAATGGACAGAAGAGCAAGGGTTCCCTGTCTTTACCTGCGACCATGGGTTTCAATGCAAGGTATGCGGTCGGTACCTGTACAGAGCAGATAAAAGCAAGATTCTTCTTCCACCGGTCACACAGGCCATGAGAGAACGTGCGGAATATGAGGTCATGTCGGCATGTGCGGAAGACCTGAATATTATCGAGGACAGCATGAAGCGTGAAGCTGCATCCATATCGCAGAGGTTGGAATACCATGTTGGACCTAACGTTTTTACTCCTGACGGCATTTCCGGTCCTTATGCTAACAAACAGCCGACAAAGAACGTGGTTGTCCGTGATGGTACGTTGAAAAGAGGTGCTTCCTGATGGGCGAAAACGAATTGTTCCAGGAAACGTGTGCTGACTGTGCATATATGGTCGGATCACTATGTAGGTTGCATGGAAACAGAATGACCATTCAGGAACAGAACGAGAAAACGTGTGATCACTGGTTCAATCAGTTGCTGGATGATGACAGGTGGTGTCAAGAAGAATGATCGAATACACACTGACATTTAATTCTGAACAGGCAGTGATGATCTTAAAAGCGGTTGAACTGCTCATGCGAATTAAGATCAACCAACCACATGAGATAAGCAGAGCGGTTCTTGACGGCATGTATAAAAAGCTTGGAATCAATGAGTATCTGACCAGGATGCGTGATTCCAACAACTATCTTGATAAGGCGTTTAAAGAGATCTTTCCGACGTGGCAAGAAGTGGAAAAGGACGGGGAATGGCATGTGCTATATGACATCCTTCAATCAGTCAGGTATGCCAGACATAATGCTGAATTTCCAAAATCAAACGGTGTTGATAGCTATCCACCATTGCCTACAGGGGTTGGAAAGATTCCAAAATGCACTTGGAAAAGGAAAGAAGAGGAAAAGAAATGATTCAGATGCATATTCCATCACTGATTATTGGATTTGTGGTCGGAAATGTTTTTGGAATGATCGTCTTGTTTTTGCTTAGTATGCATTTCACCAATGGAGATGATAACGATGATACTGGTACCTATTAAAATGCCAAGATCCTGTGTGCAGTGTCCGTTATGCCATGATTTCATGATGTGCCGAATCACAGGAATTCATTTTACAAAAGCAGATGACGCATGGATTGACAGGAAACGTGCTGAATCGTGTCCGCTGAAGGAATGCACTGATGGAGAACAGCAAAAATGGCAATCCAGCCGAAACAGATAAATAAGAATTGGAGAAAATGATATGGACGTTAAATTGATCAGCTATCCCTCAGAACAAGACAAAAAGTGGGTATACAGATGCGCACTGGGAACAATGGGAAAAGATTCCGACAAGGTGCCATCAGAACGGTGGTTGCACCGGATCCTGGAAGCACGGCACAGTCCGATACGTGATCTTTGGTTTCGCTTCGAAATAATTGATGTCCCGTACTGGGTTTCAGTTCATCTTGTCAGGCACCATGTCGGAGTGAATTGTTTTGTACAGAGTCAGCGTAATGACCGTCAGGACAAGTACGACAGGAACTCAGCCAGACAGGATACACCGGTAACCATGTGCATCAGCTTGAATGCGGAAGCTTTAATGACACTGGCCAACAAGAGGTTGTGCATGAAGGCATCCAATGAAACCAGACATGTCGTGAAAATGATGTGTCTGGAAGTACTGGAACAGTGTCCGGAATTCGAAGGATTATTGGTGCCAATGTGTGAGTATCACGGCAATAAATGTCATGAAATGCAACCGTGCGGAAGATGGGATTGATATGGCCAGACAGAAGCCAAAAGAATGTGATTTATGCAGAAGAAAGGAAACGTGTGTTGCATGGGATGGCAGAAAAGCAATTTATGCATGTGACAACCATCTGCTTTTGTTGGATGTGTTTGGCATCTGGGAACGAGAGGAAGTAAACCAGGATGAAACAGAAGCTGACAAGTGAGGAAATTATAAAGGTTCTGGACACACTGATAGGGCCGACAGAAGCCATCGGCGATTCAGCTGCGGACCATGTCATTGAACATAATCTTATGACTCTGATTGACGTTGTGAACTGGTGCCTTGACGGCATAAGCTATAGCGCATCCACCAGGCACAGGTTCGAAAAGAGCATGCGTGACATCGGAGAACGGGCATTCTCTGCGATGGATGAATGGCGTGAATGGCTTACTGAACGGATTGCAGAAGATTGAGAGGTTAAAACATGACGGATCCTGATTATGTCATTAAAAGTCTTCAAGCTGCTGTTGATGACGATTGGTTGTGGATGCATGCAGACCATTATGCACTTACCATGAAAAGGGCAATTGAACTGGTAAAAAGGCAGAAACCAATAAGTGTCATGCTTGAACGTGATGCAAGCTACAACATCCTGGGTGGCAAATGTCCGGTTTGCAACAACTGGATTAATCGCCAGTATTCGTTTTGTGGCTTTTGTGGTCAGGCGGTGAAATGGAAATGATTGATAGAGAAAAACTCATCAAAGCGCTAGAACAGCACTGCGACACTGAAGCGGATTGCAATTCGTGTCCATACGAACCAGAAGAAACTAGCATCAAATGCCGTGATTCTCTTCTGTGTGATTGCCTGGAAGCGCTGAAAAAACCACAGTGGATTAGCGTTAAAGATAGACTGCCAGATTCCGCAGGGGCGAGTGTAATTGTGACGGCTGTTAATCGGTTTGGTCAGGTTTCTGTCTTTACAGCGTTTCAGGGTTATGGTGATTTTAAATGGTACACAATGGAAACCACAAAAATGGATGATGATACTTGCAACATGGTATCGTCTAACTGGACGATTACCCACTGGATGCCACTTCCAGAACCGCCGAAAGGAGTGAAGCAGGATGAATAAAACTCCAATATACAGAGATCCACCAACATTCCGTGATTTTAAAGATTTCCAGATTGGGAGCGCATATACAAGCGGATGGAATGATGCGATGGATGCTATCTTCCCGGAAGAAGCTGAGAAAAAACGGATTGAGCAAATGAAAAAGAATCTGTGTGTTTTGCCAAAGGAGTGAAGCAGGATGGTCGACAGGGAGAATGTTATTAACGAATTAAAGAATCTGCATGGCTCAGAAGAAACCATGCAGATCATATCGGAAGCAATTGCTCTGCTGAAAGAGCAGGAGCCGAGGGTGATGACACTGGATGAGGTCAAAGCTTTTGACTGGGATTATTGCTATTTGGAAGAGGAACGCTTGCCGGGAAAGGAATACCGGAGCGTTTGTGGTGACTATGCGTTGACCTGCATCACATGGCCATGCATTGCCTCAATGCGGATACAGCATGGCGATGACAGCTATGGCAAGAAATGGCGATGCTGGTCTGCAAAGCCAACGGGCGAACAGCGAATGGCGGCGAAGTGGGAATGAGTGCAACGATTTATAAATGGATCATCGTCTATGAAGGTGGATACACGGAAGAAAAGCTCGGAACTTGCCCTGCTGATTTTGTTGACGATATCGTTGATGTCCCTATTGCAATTATAAGAGAAGTGGTGAGCAGTAAATGCCTTGGATAACAGTAAACAGCGAACCGCCGAAACCGCCAACGTTTGAAGACCTCGACTATGTGCAAGTTGTTCGTTGTAAAGACTGTAAGCATCGTCCTACATATTGGTGTGAACTGCATATGGCTTGGAAGCGTGATGATTGGTTCTGTGCTGATGGAGAGAGGCGGTGAAGTGGAATGACGCTACAGGTTGAACTTCAAGACTTGCGGAAAATGCTCAAGGAAAAATGCGAAGAAATTATCAGTGATGAAAAACTCGCATATGAGTTTTATTGGAGAATCTGCGAAATCGAAGAAGATGATAGGTTCACGGTTGTAGATGATTTGCAGGAAGATCGGTAAAGTAGAATGATTGATAAAAAACAAGTTATATATGATATCGAACGATGCATATGTCGTGTACCAGATGCCTGTAGAGATTGCTCCAAATACGATCCAGGTGATGGCAATCTCAACTGCATGGAAGAGCTGCTCAAAGATGCAATGGATGCGCTGAAAGAAAAGCCAGAGATTGTCAGGTGTAAGGACTGTAAGTATGGAGCATACGTTGCGCAAGTTGGAACATTGCCGTTTGTTACATGCGGAGGAGTAGACCACGAATTGAACTGGTTCTGTGCTGACGGGGAACGGTGGTGAAGTGGAATGACTGAATGGATTTGCAAAGAGACACAAATGATTCGTCAAGGAGATGGCGCAACTATTGGCGTTTGTCTGGCGCGAGAAAAGGAACTGGTTCGATGCAAGGATTGCAAACACTACATGACGATACATTGCACCTGTGATGGTTGTTGCATTTCTGATGACTGGTTCTGTGCTGACGGAGAAAGGCGGTGAAACGGGATGACATATAAACGTGGTCAGGTCAGTATATCTGTTTATCAGTTGGACAGCTTCGGGAAAAACCCGTCATTGTGGATAGGCACGGATGAACCGAGCCAGATGGTCAAAGTTGCTTCGTTTGCCAGCAAAGACAAAGCAGACAAATTTTGCAAATGGTTGGAATACCTTCTCGGACTCAGCAACGATGAACAGGCGGTGAAATGGCATGACTGATAGGGAGAAGGTTATTGAAGATTTACAAGATGCTGTTAACGATGATTGGATGTGGCAACATGCTGATTTTTATGCGCGAACAATGGAAAAAGCTATCCAACTACTGAAAGAGCAACCGGACATTGTCGAGTGCAAAGATTGCTTGTATTACGATATGGTCACCTGTAAGGACTGCATGTACTACGATAACGAAAGCTTTGAATGCAAAAACGATGATATCGATATGCTCATCCACCACTGTGGTTGCTATCCTTCGTTTACACCGGGGCCGAACTGGTTCTGTGCTTATGGGACAAAGGCGGTGAGGCGGGAATGACAAACAACGAAGAAGCATTAAAACTTGTGCAAGAATGCCTTGATGACTGGCCTTATGCGGCAACGAGAGTTGTCGATATTATGACACGGCTCGAGAAGGTTAAGGAACTGCTGAAAGAAGAGGCCGCAGAAGTTGTTGAAGAAGAGCGCAGAGTTCTCTGGGATGAAACAGATGATGGGCCTATTTACACACAGGATGTGTTTTACCACTGTCCATCGTGCAACCTTATCTTATCAAGAACACACAAAGATAAAGATATTAATTTTTGTAAAAATTGCGGTCGGGCGGTGAAGTGGGAATGAGATTGATTGATGCTGATGCTATTCGTGTCAAACCTGAATATTTGGAAAATGTTTGTGGCATTGCAATGATAAGAGCTGAAGATTTAACAAGGATACTCAATGAACAGCCAACGATTCCGTATGACATGAAATGGAATCAAGATTGCGAAGATTGTCTACCAGAAGGAATTGACGATTGCATTGAGTGCCACAAACGGCAGAGAAGGCGGTGAACTGGATGAGTGATGTTCATATCCGGGTGTGTAATCGCGACAGCTTGTGCGCTGACTGCGATAACAAGAATTGCTGGAATGCAGGACAGATGATCGCAGATTGTCCATTGACGCACTGTGAACGTGGCGGTCCAATGCTGGAAGACTGTAAATCGTGCGAATTGATGCACGACATCCGTGCAGATTGGAAGGCAAAACATGAGCAGAGATGATCTGTGTGCATGGAGCAAGTATATGAACAAAGATGAACTGAATGTTGCGTATAGGCGCGGAACATTTTCAATCTCAGTTGAAACCATTCATGGATACGGAAAGAATCCGGGATTATATGTACAAAATGGAAACCACGTTGAAAAGCTGGCGAGTTTCGCAAGCAGAGAAAAGGCAGAACGGTTTATAAGATATCTGGATTACCTGGTACGAATAAACGAAAACAACAAACCGGAATGAAAGAAAAAAAGCAAACGGAGTGATTATTATGAAAATCATGCTGGATCCTCATGCTATTATGCCTGTCAGAGAACATGCGACAGATGCTGGTTTGGATATAAAAAGTCCTGTGGACGTTATGGTTCCGGGCATGGGTGGTGTCCTGATCAGAACGGGTGTACATGTGCAGCTGCCAAAAGGAACCTGTGGGATTCTGATAAGCAAATCTGGTTTAAACACAAAATTCGGCATCACGTCAACTGGCTTGATTGATGAAGGCTACAGCGGAGAGATCCAGGTAAAACTGGAGAATTCCAGTCGCAATGGGTACCAGATCCATCGAGAAGACAAGATCACGCAGCTAGTTGTTGTTCCGGTAATCTATCCAGAAATCGAACTGTCCGATAGCATTGAAGGTGGGGAGCGTGGAGATAATGGATTCGGCAGTACTGGAAGATGAGGAACGGATACTGGAAGATAGTGAGCGCACGTCAGAATTTGAACTCGATGATACCATCTCAGGTATCGTCATACCGGATCCGGAAGAATCAATCAAACCAAAAGTCAAAACTCACGCTGATGGCCCGACAGAAGACAAAAGAAGCGTGGAGAAGAAAAGAAACAGTATCATCAGGAGCAAGAAGAAGGTCCTGACAAAACGTCCAAAACAGAAAATCATTGGCGGTTTGCAGGATGAAATGCAACCAGGAATGCGCTATGGTATGTTGACTCTGCTGGAACGAATCGGAAAGAACAAGCGAAAACGTGATATCTGGTTGTGCCAGTGTGATTGTGGGAATCTGCACAAGGTCGAAAGTTACAACCTGATCAGGGGCAAAAGCAAATCTTGTGGATGCAATATCACTAACAGCAGATCAAAACAGGGCAACTGGGATGCATACTCTGTCGGACCATACACAGAAGACCCGGAACCATGGATGGAACTGGCGGTCGCAATCGTGCACAAGGCGATTCAGGAATACACCGGTGCCAGGATACATGGTGACAATGTCATTGCTGGTCATCTCAGACGTGATCTGCTTTCAAGGTATACCAGGACGATCATGCCAGATACCGACATGGAAAAGGTCCTTGACCTGGTCGATGAAGCCATCAGGAATGGAACGTCCGTCAGCAGGTCGATGGAGTATGAGCGGTCGATATCAGGGAAACACAACCAGAGCATGCTGAACGATATCAAATAGATAATCGATAATGTCAGAATCGATAATATCAGAACAGGAGAAGAATCATGAACAAACCATATGTGGGATATGTCAATTACATGCTGAGACTGTACTGCACACATCCACCCAGGATAAACGGTATTATGGCAGAACAGGAAAATCCGTGGGATCCTGACAGGTTGCCGGTGTTTTATAACAAACGAACCGAAATCAACTGGAAGGCATGCGATGAGGTTGTCAGGGTTCTACCAAAACAGGAAAAGAAAATGATCTATGCCTTGTTTGGAACAGAAAGTGAAGAGACCGTCAAAATGGATACACTGGTCCGTCAGTACTGCGAATGGTCTGGAATGAGTCCGTCAAGCGCATGGACCATACTGAATGCGGTAACTGATAAAATCGCAAGGAAACGGGGCCTATGGTGATTGGAAAACAAAGAAAAGAGGGCTGTATGGAATGGATAACAAAGCATTAAAAATCAATCAGGATCCATTGACGGCAGAACAGATTGCTGACATTGTCGGAAGAAAAAAGAAACAGGAAGAATCGGATATGATGAAAAACGATAGAACAGAATCCGACATGAAAGAACCTGACAGAACAGATTCCGACAGAACAGAAACTGTCAGCGAAGTTCCCAGCAATGAAGGTCCCAAGCCTGAACGCAAAAGGGGCAGACCGAGAAAATACCCAGAATCAGGAAAGAAGGTTATCCGGAACCGTGATATAGGGGACCTGTCAGTCACGCAGGAAGTACAGAACATTCTGATGGAAAAAATGCAGGAAGACCCAACAATTGATAAAAAAACAAAGTCTCACCAGTTGCGTACAGCTGTCATGGGTTCGATTACAGAAACATCGACAGCAAATGATAAAGAAACAGCCGACATCGTGTCCAATGTCCTGCAGTGGCAAAACGCCAAACCGGTTGAGTCGGACGATGAGTGTGAGGAACGGCTGAATCAATTCTTCCAACACATGGCCAACACAGGGGAATTACCTACAGTCGAAAAAATGTGTCTGGCTCTGGGTACGGTAAGACAGAGAGTTTGGGAGTGGGAACAGGGGAGAAAAGGCGAGCGCCGTGCGGACATCATTAAAAAAGCAAAGCAGATTCTGGCAGCTATAGACGCTGAATTGGTAAGCAAAAACAAGATCCCTCAGGTCACATATATCTTCCGTGCAAAGAATTATTTCGGTATGTCGGATCAGCAAAATATAGTTGTGACTCCCAATAATCCTTATGATGGGAACAGTCCTGAAGACGTTGCAAAACGGTACATTGAAGGCATTAAAGGTACTGATGCTGAAGGAACAGTAGAATAACATAAGGATTTTTCCCGACAAAGCGCAGAAAGGATCCTGGAGTGCTCCTACAAGCGTGTGATAGGCTAGAGATACTTTACAAAGGTATTTCTAGCTTATTTATATTATTGTATTGACATCTATACAGTATTGTATTATATTATTTAATGGATGAGTATATCTATCTATTTAAGTGATGTACAATCTGGTATATCAAATATATTTGTTTCCAAAAAGTACATGCATTTCCACCTGAAATCATGCCAACTCTTCGTAAAACTACAGTTTAGCGAATAGTTGGAT